GAGTCTGAAGCAACTCTTTCCGAAGGGTTCAAAGACAAAGCTGCAACCATTATGGAAATGGCAGTTAAATCAAAACTAAAAACTGAAGTTGCTAGACTCGAAGAGTCCTACAATGAACAGTTGGAAGAAGCGATCGAAACTGCTACTGAATCAATGGTAGAAAGCATCGACGGCTACCTCAATCATGTCGTTGAGAACTGGATGGAAGAAAACAAGGTGGCGGTAGAAAATGGTCTCCGCACAGAAATCGCCGAAGAATTTATGACTGGACTTAAAGACCTATTCGTAGAGTCTTACATCGAAGTTCCAGAAGATAAAGTCGACCTTGTAGACGACCTTGCAGAGCAAGTAGAATCTCTTGAAAATGAAAACAATAAACTCGTTGACGACGCTATCACAATGGCTGAAAAGCTTGAAGGATACGAAAGAGAGCGCATTATTTTCGAAATGAGCGATGATCTTGCAGACACTCAAGTCGACAAACTAACCAAACTTGCTGAAAACGTAGATTTCGATGATGAGGAATCGTTTAAAGAGCGTATTGCTACTATCAAAGAAACTTACTTTGGCAAAGACAAATCTTCTAGCCAAGAAGAAATCACCGAAGATACCGACGGTGAAGTAGATGAAGTAGAAATTTCAGATACTATGGCTAGATATCTTACAACCATCAGAAAACAAAACTCTAACTAATAAAAGAGATAACTAGGAGTTAATAAAAATGATCGAAGGTAACACCTACGACAAACTCGTTGAAAAATGGTCTCCAGTTCTTAACGAGGAATCTGCAGGTAAAATTGCAGACGCACACCGCAAAACAGTAACTGCTGTTATTCTTGAAAACACTGAAAAGGCTCTTCAAGAAGATCGCAGCGCAATCAACATGCTTAACGAAGCTGCACCTGGTAACAACACCACCTCAGCTGCTAACTGGGACCCAGTTCTTATCTCTCTCGTAAGACGCGCGGCTCCTAACCTTATGGCGTATGATGTTGCTGGCGTTCAGCCAATGACTGGTCCAACCGGGCTTATTTTCGCGATGAAATCACGTTACGGTGCGGGTTCTACTGGTTCTACTGAAGCTCTTTTCAATGAAGCTGATACTACCTACGGTGGTACACAAGACGGAACCGGTGCAGACGCATCAACTGCAGGACCATCTGGTCTTTCTGGCGTTGGTGACTCTGCAGGTGAACCAACTATCGATGATGACCGTCTAACAGACATCTTCGGTACTGGTATGACAACCGACTCTGCTGAAGCTCTCGGTGATTCCACCGGTAATGCTTTCGCAGAAATGGGTTTCACCATTGAATCTGCAAGCGTTACTGCGAAATCCAGAGCGCTTAAAGCTGACTACACCATCGAATTGGCACAAGACCTCCGTGCGATCCACGGCCTTGATGCTGAAACTGAACTTGCAAACATTCTTTCTACTGAGCTTCTTGCTGAAATCAACCGCGAAGTTGTTCGTACAGTTAACTCTCAGGCGAAAACTGGTGCACTTCAGTCTAACGTAACACGTAAAGGTGTATTCAACCTTTCTACTGATGCTGACGGTCGTTGGTCTGCAGAGAAATTCAAAGGTCTTGTTGTTCAGCTTGATCGTGAAGCTAACGTGATCGCAAAAGAAACACGTAGAGGTAAAGGTAACTTTATTATCTGTTCTTCTGACGTTGCTTCTGCTCTTCACGCTTCCGGCATGCTTGACTACACTCCAGCACTTTCTACATCTCTTAATGTAGATGATACTGGTTCCACCTTTGCTGGTGTTCTTAACGGACGCACCAAAGTTTACATCGACCCATATGCGGTTGCTGATTACGTTAACGTTGGCTACAAAGGTACTAACCCTTACGATGCTGGTGTATTCTACTGCCCATACGTACCACTTACCATGATGCGTGCGGTTGGTGAGAACAGCTTCCAGCCAAAAATCGGGTTCAAAACTCGTTACGGCATGATCTCAAACCCATATGTTGGTTCTACCCCAGCATCTGGTCTTGCGTCAGCGAAAACCAACCAATACTACCGTATCTTCCGTGTAGAAAACATTCTTACTTAAGAATAATAAAAAGAGAGGGGATTCAACCCCTCCAACTAATCAGGCCGGGAATTTCCCGGCCTTTTTTTTATTATGAATGTTTAGCTTTAAGATATTGATCGCGACCTTCAGGAGTTCCTGGATATCCGGCCTCTACAACCATTTTCTTTACCCATGGAAGAAGATAACCTTTGCTTTCCATAACTTTAAGGGGTGCGTTAGTTTTTACAGCTTCAACCCATTCTTCAACAGTAAAATTTTTGATGATGAAGTTGATGTAGCCTACACCTGGTTTTTTGTACTTGTGACGAGCGATGAAAAGGTCTTTACCTTTTCCAAGACGTGTTGGGTGGCAAGGTTCTTCGTATACTGGGCGCCCTTCGTAATCACCAGTATAGTGAATGTAACCGCCGTGGCTAGTGAAGAGTTCTTTAACAAACTTAGTCATTGTGTATTCCTTTCCATTTCCTATATTTAATATAAGACCAATGGAAAGGAATGTAAACAACTATTTTGTATTAATTAGAAATTTTTTGAATAAAGTTGTTAATAGTTTAACTTCATCATCAGATAGTTTTTTGTCTTCAGTTTCTAATTCATTATCTGAACCAAGAAGCTTATGAATCTCTTCCTCAGATTCAAAGAATCCATTATCGCCACAGGTATCATGCCAATATCCATCTTTTTGAAGATATTGAAAATTATTAACAATTTGTGTTTTCTTTCGCACACAATAAAAAGTATCAGCATGTTTACCGTCGCTATACCCACCAAATCCTTTAATCTCTAATGGAATTGTATGCTGTTCGCGCTCTACAATTTTATATCCAGCAACAAAAAGAAGATCTTCAACAGATTCAAAGAAACTATTTTCATTGGTATTTGTATACCAACATCCGTCGCTTCTAAGATATTCTCTATGCGCCGGACGTCGCCGCACAGCATAGAATTTTCCATCACCAGTATAAAATGATTGCTTTTCAATAGTAAAATTCATTGTATTTCTCCCGGTACCAATTTAGGTTTCAATTCATCCATAAGAATAGAAATATCCTTATCAATACTTTGTACTTCAGCCATCCACCAATAACGACCTTTTTCAAGATCGCCATCAACAACTTTTTGCATGGCCTTTTCTCGTGCCAGACGAAGTTCTCTCAGGCGTTTAAAATTGGTTTTACGGGCTTTAGGAAAAACCCGCTTATCATTGAATGGGCAGATATGTTTTTTCTTTTTCATATAAACATTATACTCTTTAATGAGTCGACTGTAAATACTTTTCGTAAAGAATATCTTGTTTAGCATATGCCTCTATTTCCCAGGGCATATCTTTATAAGTTCTATATGGAGTCTTGGCTTTTTCTGGTATCCATTTATTCACATTACATGATGGATAACTATGATGCAATTCATTCTTCACATACTGTTTTAGATGGACCATTTCATGGAAAAGGGTCCTCACAGTATTATTGAATTGCATATTAGATTTGACTTCGATGTAATATTTCTTGAATTCAATTTCGGGCCATATTTGACCCATCACATTATCATCTAAAGTTTTTTTCCATTTAATATGGACATGTAGATCGTCTACGTTGTCCATATCTAATTCTTTCATAACAAAATCGATCGCCGAATAGATTTCTTCAGAATCAAACCTTTTCGGCAAATCTTCAATATAATATAGAGTCATTTAGTGGTAATAGTTAAATTTTCAGGTTTAGGAATTTTTACATCCATGTGAGGACCATGTAGAACAAATTCAGTTGAAGGGAATTCTTTAAACATATTTGGCCAGATACCACGCCAATCACGGGTTAGTCTGGCATTATTTTGATCGTCTCTGCTAGATTCAAGAAATAGATCAGAAGCAGAACCAAGATCGAAATTAAAAATGGAATCAAACCCATACATATGAACAGTATCAGGTCGAAATTTAGTTGACAAGAAGTGACATGCCATATGACCACATGATAGTTTGGTATAATCCGGAACATATTTAGGTAGCTTTGTATAGAACTGCCTAATCATAGGAGCATATTTGATATACATCGATGGATTTTTCTGCATATGCAGCTTAGGTCTAAATCCAAGAACCCATGGACCAGGAACACCAACAGAACCATCTTGAATTGCTCTCATCAATTTGAAATCTACAATCGCCGTAGCATAAGCATTTGCTACTGGAAACGGCGGTAGATTACATGTCATAATTATACCTTTGGATGGTTTATAGAGTCTGGAAGAATCTCCATTACCAATTAGGTGACAAACCTTGCTCATACATCTTCTTTCTTATTATTTCTTTTCCGATTTGACCTGTCCAGTGCATAATGATTTTGTTTGGCGAATCATCGTTATCTTTTAATTGAATACGTAACCAATTGTACATGTTTGGCAGATCATTAATATATATCCACCTTTTCATAGGATCATTTCCAATTAAATTATGTAGAGAATCCTGGTCTCCTCTTGGGAAACCAGTTTCTGTGAATGGAACATTATCCATCTTACATTGGTTTGCCCATTCAAATAATGGTTTAGGCTCATCAATTACACCTACAACACCAGAATTGTGCCATGTTTCTTGTTTTCGTATAGTCCATGGTTTATCGACAGCTATATTCAGTTTATCTTCTACCAATCCAGCAAAGATACCGTCAGGATTTTTTAAAATTTCACAAT